TCAAACTTAGCTAGGACATTTGCTTTGTTGATGATTGCAGCCTGACGATTATCTAGATTTTTGATTGTCAGTGTTTGGAAAAAAGCAGCTTCCTTTTCAGCAACCCCTAGTGAGGCTTCCATCATAGCGGTTGCCATCGCAGCCGTAGCTGCTGTACCAGACATTCCTTTAAACGCTATTGTTCTAGAAACATTTCTTGCAACACCCTGCGCCCAGGCAGGTATTTTAGCATTGCCATTAGTATCGACAAACTGCCCAGAGATAATATCCATCTGACCCAGTATTGTTGATTTGCTATCGGTGTAATTACCCTCACCAAGTTGCTCGGCTAATAACTTTCCTGCAACGGTTGATGTATCAATAATATTGCTAAAATCTTGTGTGGCATAATCATTCAGCGCCTCACCGGTTACGTTAACAGTACCATCGGCATTTACCCCAGTTGCAGCGCCTTCCATATCAATCTGTATTGCATCCGCATCGACAAGATTTTCGTCTCGGATTTCACCAGTGACTGGATCAACATTGTATTGCGGATTGTCTAATCGATCTCCCGATGTTGCTGCATCATATCCTTGAGCAACACCATCTGCCGGAGCCGTAGCTGTCTGGGTTTGTGAAACTGTTTGTGGCGTATAATTTAGATCACCTTTTAAAATATAATTTGGATTATTGGGGTCTAAGAACGTTCCTGCAGCATTTGCATCTAGCATAGGAACTAGGTCCGCCAGTGTTCCACCTCTTGCCTCCATGAAACCTTTAGGATCAGCAATAAGGGCCTCTAAATCCTCGTTAGATTTAAGAAGCCCTGCTTTGTCAGCCATTTCCAGAATGGCTTCTGGTGATAAAGGGCTTGGACCCTCAAAAAATTCATCCACTGCCGTTGTACCAGTGCCGTCTGCTGCAGTACTGCCACTGCCACCACCACTATTCTGCATCGATTTCATTTGATTGTAGCGAACTAACTCATCAGCACTCAGCCCAGTGGTGTTTCCGGTCTGCAATGCAGTATTTATTTTCGCTGTAACTGCAGTACGAGCTTCGAAATCATTAACTTTGTCCTGCCCATATTTCTTAACAAACTCTTCTGCCGACATTGTAAGTTTGTCGTAGCCCATAGCAACATCGTTTTTTGCAGCCGTTGCAAAATCCGTAACGGCATCTGTTACTGTAGAAACAACATTATTGCCGCCACCCTCATTATCGGACGCATTACTTGTGAAAACGCTGCCATCATTTCCAACAGCAGCATTACTATCGTCTACTGGCTGGCCTGTTTCATCATTGACCAGGACACCATCTTTATAGCTTTGACCATCCTCTTTTGTTAAAGCATTGGCTATATTTTGCTGCGCTGTATTAGCCATCTAGTTTATCCCTTTCGGTTTCACAGGCTCTGATACGATCTCGTAATTTTGCGTAATCGCGTATGGTGTTAGGAATTATCTCATGACTTTGAGGCAATGCTTCTAACTCGCTGGCAAGAGCTTCGTTAAATTCTGGTGAATAATGTTTGATTGGTGGGCAGTAGACTTCGAGGTTAGTCCTATAGACCGGTCCCTCGCAAGCGGTCAGCAAGCCCAGCGCGACTATCAATAGTGCCGTCTTCTTCATGCTCTGACATACTCTTATAAAATTCTGTGGCCTTTTCCTTGGCCTGAAGGTCATCTTTAAAAATTTTTGACTTCTCTGAGGCTTTGCCTGATGAGCGTCCAAAAAGATAAATAATTGGGACCGCAAGTATTAATGTTGCGATAATAAAGTCTTTGATTTTCCCAAATACGCTAAACATCAACACCGTCTTTCTGATCTTTAAATCGGGCGTATGCAGCGAGTGCGATACCGCCGATTGCAACAATCAGGAAAATGGTTTTAAGACTGTCAGCATAGCTTACTAATCCCTGCAATTGACCAGCCATTTCGTTCAGGCCAGTTGCTGCACCAGCGATACCAACACCAGCCATTGTTTTGGATTTTGTCAGGGGTTTTTTGTCCTGGACAGTGACCTTTTGAGGCATTGGAACATCAGCATCATCTGAGGGTAATTGGGCGTCCATAGTGAACAATGCAGCTTCCGCTGTACGGCGTCTGGTAAGCCCTGTGAGCGGCTGTAATTTACCGCCTACTCTGGCCTTATTCCATCGCATTAACTGCGCTGGGACGGCTGCATAATCGCCTGAGTTAAGCTTTTTAAGCAATGTAGAGGATTTGAAATTTGCCGCTCCCAAATTGTAAACAAAACTTACTAGAGTATCGAATTGATATTGGGATAGTGGAACATCCACCATGTTCTTTACTTCAGCTTCAAAAGTACGCAGATCATCGCGAAGTAGGTTTTCGGCCTCTTCTTTTGTTATCCGCATATTCTTTTTGACGCCTTTAGTATGGCCATAGCCGATGGTCATTACATTGGCCGGACATTTATACGGAATGATCATTCCATCAGTATCGACCTTTGCAAGACCCTCAAATTTTTTAACAAGGTTAATTCCTTGGTCTGAAATACTTTTTGGATGCATGATAATTAACCCCTACTATTGAAAGGAGTTTGGTTTGCCATAAGCCCTTGAAACGCCTGGGCTCGCTGCGCTGCCTGTGGTGACATTGGAGAAGTGCTGACTTTGCGATCTAATCCGGTATCACCGTAACCATAGCGATCTAGCAGTGAGAGCAGACTATTAACATTGAGTGTTTTCCCACCAATGCTGCGACCTCCTTGATCAAAGGTATTTAAAAGAAGATTACTTTGCTCATCCATTACCCTGCGAGTTATTAAACCTTGCTGATTTGCGCTTTGTGCAATTAATTTTCCGTTGTCATCGAAAGAGTTTGCAAGTGCAGTGTAGTCACCCCGAATAGCTTCAGGAAGTTCTTGACCTCGCTGCGTTAAGAATTGCTTAATCGTAGCCAACCTGTTTATCACATCATTCTGTGATGCAGCCTGATTATTATTACTTGGCTGAACTCCAGCAGCTAATTCCCTTATAGATTGAGTAAGGTTTAAGTCAGGATTTCTGGCAGCGGCAGCTTGTTGAGCTTGATTGCTTTCGATTTGAGTTGCTACTCGGTTCACACTTTGTTGGTTACTGTCAAAGTTATCCGACATTGTTTCGCGAATATTATTGAAACCACCGGCCACCGAGTCCATCAATTCTGCTCTAGTTTGGTTAGCTAAAGTTGTGTCGGTATCATAGGTATCGCGAAAATCACCAAGGCTTGTTTGCAAACCGCCAACATTGCTTTGAATATCTGCTTGGCCTTCAGACAATCCGCCATAATAAGTATCGGCCCTGCCGGACATCCCTTCAAGATAATCTTGGAGGCTTGATTGACCGCCTAATACATTGGTTGACAGATTTGTAAGGTCCTCATTTTGCGTCTCAAACTGATTATCAATATTTGTATTTACTCCAGCAAAACCAGTACCCAAGGTTTCGTCTACAGTATCGAAGCGTTCTGTGACATTGCCTGATAGGTCTGAAACTTGGTTGGAAATACCTTCCTGACCAGTTCCTAAATCTGTGAGTTGATCACCGGCAGTTGCAAAACCCTCATCTATAGAAGTGCCAAGACCCTCTATCCCTGTTTTGATAGTACCAGTATCATCTTTAATAGCGGAAACATCAGTACCTAAACCTTCAACGCCTGTTTTTATTGCTCCAGTATCATCCAAGACACTCGTAAATCCTTGGTCCATCTCATCGGCTTTAGCTAGGTCAGAGGTATCAATTGTAGTGTTTGTGACATTCACAGGCTGAAATGTTTCGAAACCTGTCGTAATCTGATCTGTTATATCGGACTGACCGCCAAGTAGCGTTTCAGTATCGTCTTTAACCGTATCACCAACTGCTACTGTTCCACCACCAAAACCAACGGTGTTAGTGCCTGTCGTAACTTCGCCAGTTTCAGGATCAACGGAAGTGGTAGGAATGTCCATTATTCCACCAGGGGCATCCACTGTTCCTGAAGATGTACCTATTTTTTCCTCTACAATGGTTTCTACTTCTTCAGCCGAAGCTCCATCGTCTTCACCTTTAAAAGCTATTAACCCACTATTTCGAGGGTTCAACCAAGGCATAAATGGGTTGTACAATTTCATTTTTAAATCTCCAAATTATAGACGTAATAGAGCGTTTTGTATTTTGTTGACGCTCTTGAGGTGAGTTTGTTAAGTTGTCTCTGCCACCCTTTGCGGCCCCAGACCTTTATGCTTGAGCACCCACTTTGTTTTGCAAAATCTTCTATTGCTCGGTGGTGCTCAAAAAATTCTTTCCACTTTCGACCACTTGCGGTGCATGTAATTATTTGCAGCGCCTTATGAGATGGATAGTTTAAGTATCGGGTCGTAGTGGTACAGACTATTTTGTGTTGATTATCGATAATAAGCCAGACATGTATCCTGCCATCTAAGGCCTGTTTACAGACATCGAATGAGGTCAGTTCATTAACTGAATGTTCTAAAGCCTTTACAATATCCGGCTCGATTTGCGGCCAAAATCTTAGAACTTCATTGGGGGATAAAAGGACTGACCGAAACTCTTGGGTTTCTGTCATTTAAGTAAAATTTTCCTAGATTATATAGCTTTTATTATACAAGAAATAGGTGCTTTATGCAAGCCTATTCACAGTCATAAGTTGCATCAGTTACGCATAAAACAGTAGCTGTAGTATTCGTTTGAGTAACGATTGTAGCCGCTGCAATATCAGCCATTACATCTGAAGTATGCATGTCTACAGTCGCAGCATTATCGCTGCTATTAATTCTTACATCTTTAGAATTATTGCTTTGAACAACTGCTATTTCTTTGTTCATTTTGTTACCATCGATTGTTGCATAGATTTGACCCAAGCCGATGATTGACGGTGACAGTGCGCTAACTACATCAAGCACTTTATCTCCAGTGGTTTTTGTTATTGTGGGTCTGTATGTATTGTTTTGTTGCATAAGCATTGCCGCTGCAATTACACCGCCTTCGCCTTGCTCTGCGATTTTAGCAATAGTCTCTAGCCGTTTCTGTTCGGCTTCTGACGCAGACCACTGACTATCTTTGTTCATAGCTACGTCTTTATTTGTAGCGCAACCAACTAAAAATATAGTGCAAACTATACTCAATAAAATCTTCATTTTCTTATCCTATTTTAAAATCTTTATTCTGGTTCAGTAGACGCATCTGTGTCCTCTACATCATCCTCATCCTCTAGAGTAGGCCAATCGGCATCCTCTAGATTAGGCCAGTTTTCATGCTCTGGGAGTGACCTCAGTGAGGATCTATAGGTAGCCCAAAGCACTTTAGTGGCGTTATCTAGTGGGCTATCATTAACTTGTGTCCAATCGCTTTCCGCAAGCAACTGATTGCGAATAATTCTTTTATCAATAGCGGTAATAGCGTCTATTTGTTCTTGCGTTGGCTTTGATGCAATTTCAACCCACCATTGACTAGGAAACCTACCACTTTCAATCAAGCCAATAACATCATCTTGGTCACCCCATGGGTCTAAAGTTAAAGGATTGTGAGCCGCTAATTCTATTTCATATAGACCGTTTTCATGCGTTACTACACAACTTAAATCATCGGCAAAATTGTAGTTATGTGGCATCTCTTTCTACTCCCATAATGTAACAAACAGCACTAGAAACACCTCTAATAACTGTCCCTGCTATAAAAGTAACTGGAACAGGTTGGGCTGAACTAGTTGACGGAACCCAAGCACTAATTTCTAAGTTATCAATATTTATTAATTTGCTTGTTACAGACGAACCAACAACGCCTACAAATTCCCTACCTTTTGGT